GGTGACATTAGAATTATAAAAGAAGGTCAAAAAACTGATGATCTTGCCATGATTGTTTTAAACAGTCAAGGAGAACAACTAATTGTTGGAAAAAACATTCAAATAAAAACCACAAACGCACAAGGTAAAGTTTATATTGCAACAGAAGGTACAAACACAAATGAACCTTATTTGCTTTATTCAAAAACCAAAGAACTAGTAGAAATCTTAGAAGCTCAGATTCTAAATTTGAAAGATGCATTATTGCAAATTGTTTCAACTGTTGCAATGGCCGCACCTACTTCTGTATGCCCTCCAGGTGGCCCTGATCCTGCCTGGGCGACACTCGTTACACTTCTTCAGACTAACCCATTGTTACAAACAGCGAACCCTGCAAGCCTAATAAACTTGATTCAGACAGGTCAATCCGAAACTGCCGTTTCTACTACTCCACCATCAATAACAACTTTATTGTCAAAAGACAATCCAAATTCAATAACTTCAAAACAAATTTTCGGAAAATAATGTTAACAGTAGAACAGTTTGTAAATAATTTAATAAACACTTTTTTTAATCTTCCTGTACCACAACCACAACCTGCCACAAGTCCAGAAGCAACATCAGAACAATTTCAACAACGTACTAACGCTTACAAACAACAGTTGGCACAGAATTTATCTCAATTGATAAATCATCAAATAGAATCAGTTGTAAATCAAAAAATTCAAGAACTTGTAAACGCTAATTCTGGTTTAGTAATGCCAAGTTATCCAACAGCCACTTCATTACCTTCAAACGAATAAATTAAACTATCATTATTTATTTTTGTTATGACGAATAAATCATTAAAGTCATTTATTAAATTAAAACTAAATCAAGAAGCAAAATTTAACATCAATGATTTTGCCAATCCTGCTGAACTAGACAAAGATAAATTTGGTTTGTTTGGGACCAATATTGATCCTTATGTTGTCACTGACAAAAGAGGAAAAACAATAGAAGGAAAACTGGAAAGATTGAATGATGTTTTACGTCAAAAACTTCAAATGTTGGGATGTGGTTCTTCAAGATGTACTTATATCCTTGATTCTAAAAAACTTATTAAAGCCGCAAAAAACATAAAAGGCATCGCACAAAACGAAGCAGAGTTTTCTTTCTTCAAGAAAAACCCAACGCTTCATTCAATTTTACCAACAATTTTTAAAACAGACGGCAAAAATAATGTTTGGATGATTGTTGAGTTAGTGAATCCATTTAATGAAGACAGTTATGATAAATGGTATGACGCAACAGGATTTGAATATGGGTTTTTAGAGCCTGTCGCCATGGCAATGATTTATGAAAAAATCACAGAGATTAGTGAAATTTTTGAATACTATAAAACATATCAAGAAAAGTATGGAACACAAGGATTGCAAGACAAAGGTTTACCACCAACTGATGAAATTGCAGAAGCATTTAAAGAACATCTAAATTATGTAATAGAATTTGTAAACACTAAAATAAAATTATTAACAAAAGCCCAATTGGCTATGGGTGATTTGACTTCATCTTTAGAAAATTGGGGAATAACAGCAGACCAAAGATTAGTTTTATTGGATAGTGGTTTCACGGAAAAAGTTAGTGATAGTTTTTATCCCCAAGAATAAAAATGTCTGATATTAATCAAGATACAGTCTTTCGAGACTTTAAAAATGTTGGAGTTAGAAAATACTCTAATTCTTATAATGCAGAAAAATCTCAACCAGAACAAGTGTTTATTGGCATTAAAACACCCATGGAATATGGGACTGTTGAAGGTGTTTTTGCAATGCATGATAGTTTGGTAAATCAAATTCATGATAATTTAAAAAACTTGATATTGACCAATCATGGTGAAAGAGTTGGTTTATATAATTTTGGTGCAGATTTACTGCCATTGACATTTGAACTTGTTTCACAAGATAACTTTGATGATGAAGCACAAGTAAGAATTAATACAGCAGTTCAAACATACATGCCATTTATTCAACTAGAAGGATATCTTTCTAGTTTTGATCAACAAAACAATGCATATACAGCCATCTGTTTGATAACAATAAAATACTCTATACCATCTTTAAATGTTTTTGGCAAGCAACTTCAAGTTGTAATGTATATTATTTAATAGTTTTTATAAATTATAGTCATGACATCCAACAACAACAAAAAGCAAGCACTTAAAGAAGTAAGAGCTAGAAATTTTTTAGCAAAAGATTTTGATAGCTTAAGAGCCAGCTTGTTATCTTATGCTAATCTTTATTACAAAGATAAAATTAAAGATTTCTCTGAAGCTGGTGTTGGAGGAATGTTTGTTGATTTGGCCGCTTATGTTGGCGATGTTATGTCATTTTATTTGGATCACCAATTTCAAGAGCTTGATCCAAATACTTCTATTGAATCAAAAAACATCCAACGTCAACTCGCAAATGCTGGTGTAAAAATTGTTGGAGCTTCTCCAGCAGTTGTTAAGTGTGATTTTAAAGTTATTGTTCCTGCTGATCCAACCAATAGACAACAACCATTGTTAGCTGCTTTACCAATTATACTTGCAACAACAGTTGTAACAGCAGACAATGGAGTAACATTTGAACTCACAGAAGACTTAGATTATTCTGAAACAACAGAAGATGGCAAACTGCTAGCCGTACAAGAAATTGCCGCAGTGGATAATACCACTATTCCTACCCACTATTATCTAACAAGATCAGGGGTATGTATTTCAGGACAACGAGCCTTGGAAACTCTATATAATGGATCGTTTGTTTCCTTTAAACGATTTAGTTTGGCCAACAAAGACGTGACTGAGGTTGTGTCTGTTAGAGATTCATTGGGAAATGTTTATTATGAAGTTGATTATCTTACACAAGATTCTGTGTTTGTTGGAATAAAAAACTATTCTACAGATGGCTCAGAAGTTTCTGAGAATATGCAATTACTACCATGTCCTTATCGTTTCACAAAAACAATGGATGTGCAAACAGGTGTTACAACATTAACATTTGGTGGCGGGAATGCAGAAACAACTCAAGAAGATATTATTCCTGATCCTAGTGAATTTGCAGTTCCATTATATGGAAAACAAACATTTACAAGATTTTCTCTTGATCCAAGCAAACTTCTTCAAACAAATACTTTGGGAGTTATAGCTGAAAATGCTAGTATCTATGTTTCGTATCGTTATGGTGGTGGTTTAAAACACAACGTTTCACCCAATTCTATTTTAAATGTCTCATTGTTGCAAATGTCTTTCCCAGGCTCGCCTCCATTAGCAATGATGCAGGAAATTCGTGCCAAGGTAGAAGTAACAAATCCTGAAGCTGCTAGTGGCGGTGAAGATGCTCCAACAATCAATGAACTGAAAACAAAAATTCCAGCTTCAAAAAATGCTCAAAATAGAATTGTAACCAAAGAAGATTTACTTGCTAGAGTTTATACAATGCCCTCAAATTTCGGTCGAGTTTTTAGAGCTGGTGTAAGAGCGAACACCAACAATCCACTGGCCACACAATTGTTTATTGTTAGTAGAGATAACAATGGAAACTTAACTGTTTCACCAGACTCATTAAAGAAAAACTTAGTAACATATCTAAACAGTTATAGAATGATATCAGACGCCATTGATATCTTGGATGTAAAAATTGTAAACCTTACAATTGATTTCAAAGTGACAGTTGATTTGGCTTACAATAAATCTGTTGTAATTCAATCCGTAATTGATAAACTTGTTGAATATTTTAATATCAAAAATTTTGAAATTGATCAACCAATTGTTTTAGCTGACATAACCAATGTTATATACAACAGTGAAGGAATTCTTTCTGTTGAATCAGTAAGAGTTAAGTCAAAAACAGGTAATGTTGGTGAAAGAACATATTCAAATAATTTTTTTGATGTTGATTCAAACACAATAAAAGGAATTGTTATTCCACCTCCTGGGGGAATGTTTGAAATAAAATATCCAGATGATGACATTATAGGAAACAGTATATAATTCGTATTTAGAACAAGAATCATGTTCAGAATACTAAAGTGTACCAAAGACAATTATCTGGTCTCTAAATACATCAACACAGCTTTACGAACAAACTCTAACGTTGGTCAAGCTGGTACACTTGATTTATTTAAACTGTATGATGAAACAATAGTTCCAGGGATTACCTCCACAATCACTGAAACAACCAGATTGTTAACTAAGTTTGATTATTCTCCTTTATCATCTTTAACATCTTCCATAATAAACATTAATTCACCTTCATTTAATTGTGAACTTCAGATGTTTGACATTTATGGTGGCCAATCGGTTCCTTCTAATTTTACGTTAGAATCTTTTCCACTTGCCAAATCATTTGATGAAGGAATTGGAATGGACATTGTTTCATTTAAAGATTTTGATACGTCCAATTGGATTACTGCATCTAAAAATCCAACGGTTGTTACTTGGGGATTGCCAGGAGCAAATTCAAAAGGTGGATTGGGTGGCCCAGGAGACATAGATGTTTATGTTTCTGGAAACTTGTTAGATGGGAATGGCGTTGTTTCTTTCTCCCGAACACAATCATTTTCGACTGGCCAAGAAAACTATTCAATTGATGTAACAAAATTTGTATCAGCAAGCCTTGTTGGAACTTTAACAAATCATGGATTTAGAACAAGTTTTATAGAATCAGAAGAAACAGATAACATAACAAGATTCGTAAAGAGATTTGCTTCAAGACATGTTAGAGATCAAAGAATTAGGCCACGAATAATTGTTCGTTATGATGACTCAGTTCAAGACAACACATCAGATTTGTTGATTGGTGTTCCTAATGTTGTTACTCTAACAAACCTTGTTCGTGGAAACGCACAAAATGTTTTATCTGGTTCTAATGAACTAACAGGTTCAAATGCTTTCAGTTTAACTCTTTCATTAATGTCTTCTAGTATTCCTTACAGCATTACTGTCCCTGTTTCACAAAAAACAAACAATGGAAATAATTTAACTGGATATTATTCAAGTACATTTACAATTTCAAACACTCATGCGGCTATTACTTCTTCATTGATTAACTCTTCGAGTTTGAAATTCAAAGCGGATTGGAAAAGCAATGATCAATCGGTTTCAATTGATTCTAAAATATTTTACATTGATCCTGTAGTACCGCAGAGTTCCACAAACACAAGCAGAAGACTTGTGTTGAATGTAACAAACCTAAAATCTTCTTATTCAATTACAGAAGTTGTAAGATTTAGGGTTTTCTGTTTCGACCAATTTACATTGTTCACTCCAAACTCTCCTGAACGAGTTCCAAAAGAAACAGAAAGTTTGATATTCACAAATATGCATTTCAGACTTTTAAATGAAAACACGGGTGATGTTTTAATACCGTTTGACACAACCTATAATTCCACAAGACTAAGTTGTGACAAAGAAGGAATGTATTTTACTATGTATATGTCAGACTTAGATGTTAACCAAACCTATCGTTTAGAGTTTATGACAGTTGAATCAAACAGAGAAGTTCAAATCACAAGCACAGAATTTCTTTTTACCGTAGAAAAATAATCCATTCGTTATTACATTGCAATCAATAACGATCAAACTAAAAATTGATTTAGTTATTGATTGCAAACAATGTCTTCAAAAAACAATTTACTTTTCAACAGACCTACTAGATTTAATTCTACTCTGATACAAGACCTTGTGCAGTCTCCGAGTGTTTTAAATGCTACTCGTAGTTCTTTTTTTTCAAGTTCTATATCTGTGAAGCCTAAATTTGATTACAGTCCAGAAACATCTGGCATGAAATCAAGTCAGCAAACAAAAACAGATTTTAGTAAATTTCAAAATCATGTTTTTTTCAATTCGGCGGAAGTGGCAACGAATGTAGCTTTTGAAAAAATTTCCAACAATTTTCCTTTTGATGGAACTAAAGAAAACTATCAAACTTTTTTTGATGGATTATCAGGATATGAAAACTATGTCTTTGAACAAATGCCAAAATCAAAAAACTACCTGTACTTTTCGGGTAGCACTGATGGAAGCAATAATGGAACTTTTTTATCTGTAAATGATTATGCTGGCTCAACTGATGCATTCATTTCAAAAAACGTTACAGGTGAAGGTGTATTAGACCCTGGACAAAATTCAATGACAACAGAATTTTATTTGTTTGTACCTCCACAATCAAATGATACACAAAACATTTTACAAAAATCTGCCATTCAAAACAATGGATCATCTCAAGGTTTTACTTGTTGGTTATTACCAACAGCTTCAATAACTGAAACCAAGGTCAGATATGCTTGTTACTCCGGTTTAAATGACATCTATGTTGATGTTCCTGTAACCAAAGGAACATTCAACCATGTTGCTGTTGTATGGAACAGGGAGCCATTATACAACAAACTCTATGGATATCTGAATAGTCAATTGGTTTCCAGTTCTTCTACTGTTTATAGTTTTTCTAATTTCAACTTTTCCACTGCTTCGTTGTTGATTGGTTCGGGATCAACTTTTGCCTACAGTCAGGGTACTGTAACTTTTCAAAATACTTTGTCTGGTGCCCTAGATGAACTAAGAATTTATCACAAAGCTAAATCACAAGATGAAATCAAACAATATCAAAACAAAAATGTTTATGCTGATAGCACCTTAAAACTTTATTATAAGTTCAATGAACCAAGTGGAAGTCAATCAAGTTTAATTCTTGATAGTTCTGGAAATTCATTACACACTTATTTGTCCAATTTTGGTTTCACAAATAACGTTCGAGATGTTGGTCAACAAAAAATTGGCTTACCAACACCAGTGGTTTATGAAAAATCTTTGTTAAATCCAAATTTGTTTGGAACTCATCCCGATTTTATTTCATTGAATACACAACTTTTAGCAAGTGCATCTGTTTACGATGAATTTAATCCAAATTTGATAACAAGATTAATTCCAAAGCATTATCTTTTACAAGGACAACACGCAAGTGCTTTGGGATCATTGAATGGACCTTTAGTTGATGGATATACTGTATCAGGCCCATTTCGTGGTGGTGAAATTGGAACATCACAACCAATTCTATATTTGCTATACACTTGGGCACAATTTTTTGATGAAATAAAAATATTCATTGATTCCTTTTCAAATCTATATTCTGTTGACTATGATTCTGATGAAACAGTTCCAGACAACATGTTGCCATGGCTTGCAAAACAATATGGCCTAGATTTGAGAAATTTGTTTGACGATGCAAACATTGCTCAATATGTTGAAGGCGAAAATGTTGAAATTGATATAAGCAATAATGAATATTCTTTAAGAAATATTCAAAATCAACTTTGGAGAAGATTGCTTACAAATCTTCAAGATATTATTAAGTCGAAAGGAACTCTGCATAGTGTTAAATCACTAATCAGATCATTTGGAATTGATCCAGATTCTAATTTCAGAATCAGAGAATATGGTGGTCCTTCTATAAGAAGCATTACCAACAGTCGTGACTCAAAAACAGAAATTTCTTCAATGTTAAGTTTCAACGAAGAAGTGTCTGGTTCTATAAAAACTCTTATATTGTCAGGAACAAGAACTGAACCTGGATATCCTTATGCTTCGGGAAATGGTTCAACAGATGGTTTGTTTTTATCAGGTTCATGGACTATCGAAGGAACCTATAAACATCTTACATCTTCAATAGAACCTTATCAATCATTAGGAAGACTTGTTTCTACTTCTTCTTTAGGGGAAGTTACGACAACAAATGTTATTCTTGAATACAATGATGAACCATTGCTGTGCAACCTTCATTTGTTTACTAGAACTACAAACAACACTGGAAGTTTAATAACTCTTTTAAATGTTCCTGTAACAGATGGTGGAAGATGGAATATATCTTTTGGAAGATATAGATCAGACGATCCTACATTAGCTCCTTACAACACTCCTGTTTCTTCTTCTTGGTTTTTAAGAGCCGCCACACAAAATCAAGGTTCGTTGCTTGGAACATACCTAACAAGTTCATTTATCAATGATCGTTCATCAACAAACTATCATGAAACAACTGGTTCAATATTTTTGATTGGTAGTTCATCAATCAATACGGCTCTTTCCTATGGCCTCAATGACTTATCTATTAATTCTGTAGCAAGAACAATAACCTACAGATCAAAGTTCTCAGATTTTAGAGTTTGGACTAAAGCTTTATCTTCTGATGAATGGCTTGAGCACGTAAGAAATTATAAATCTTTGGGAGTTTCAAACAGTGAAGTTAATTTTAACTTCGTAACAGCATTGTCTGGAAGTTTTCAAAAACTAAGAATTGATGCTCCAACAAAACAACTAATCACAACGACTGATGGAAGTGGCCAACTCTCATTGTTTGATTATTCACAAAATAACTTAAACTTAATTGTCTCAGGATTTACTCCCTTAAAACAAATAATATTGCCTGAAACAATTTATTACAGTTACTTGTCGCCAAAATTTGATGAGTTTTCATCAAATGAAAAAGTTAGAGCCAGAAGTTTTTTGAATGAAGAAAACATTGATTTGACAAATGGTTCATATGCTAATGTTGCTCCCGTGTATGAAATTCCAAAGAACGAAGAACCAACTGATAATGTGAAATTTTCAATTGATTTCTCTGTCGTTGATGCACTAGATCAAGACATTGTTAAAATCTTTTCTTCTTTGGATCAATTCGACAACTACATTGGAAATCCAAATTTATTATTCGGACAAGACTACCCAGACTTGGAATTTCTTCAAGATGTTTATTTCCATCGTCTTACTGAGAAAATGAATGTTAAAGGATTTTTTGAATTCTATAAATGGTTTGATCTAAAAATTGGAACAATCATTACTCAACTCTTACCAAGAAAAACAAACTACCTTGGAACAAATTTTGTTATAGAACAACACATGCTGGAAAGAGCAAAACTAGAATACTATTATTCAGATATCTACCAGGGGCCTCAGAATCGAATAAACGAGACGATCCTTATCAGGCAACTAATAGGCAAAATAAATCGATTCTAAACTCCTTTATACTTCAACAAACAGTATTCTACATCAACAGTGAGCACCGATCTCTTGGTTGGTGCTTTTTCCTTTAAAGTTTCTTACATACAACTACAAATCGACATAGCGTTCCTTAAAAAACATATGGTCACGTTATACAAATCTGTGACCAGACAGCAATAAGAAAGAACAGATAATAGTATTAACAGTTAACTTTAAGTTAATATTTTCTTTGTTACTTTCTTTTACCGAACTGATGTTTTTTATTTTTTTTGAAACCTAGTTTATCCAAACTAATAAAACGTATATCTTTCTTATTTAATAAAGCAAGCCATGGCAACTTTTGATCCAATTGTTTTACAACAAGTTTTTACACAAATGTCTGCGATTCTTGAAACAATAAACAAGAGTACGAAACAACTTGCTATTAATGTTCAAGGGTTGGGAAAAGCATTTGATTCAATAGATACGAATCAATCTATCCGTGATTTAGAAAGGATGAACGAAGTCCAAGACGAAGTTTCAAGCTCTAGTAAATCTATGACTGATACTTTGAAAACGGCTTTTAATCAAGCTGGTGGAAATGCAAAAGCAGCTAGTGGTAGTTTTGATAATTTGTCTATTAGAGTTACCAAAGTAAAAGACGCTTTAGTAAAGCTTGTAGAAGAAAATGAATTTTTAAGTGGTATTGTTGATACTGTTAAGTTTATGGGCGCTTCTTTCAAAGGAGTTTGGGGTGTCATTAAAAGTTTAACGGGTGGTCTGTTTATGATGGCCAAGTCAATCATCAGTATACCATTTCAGATGCTTTCTAGTCTTGTGAAAGAGGCTGATGCTGGTGGAGGTGGCAATGAATTAGCTGCCGCCTACGAAAAGGTGCGTGAAGAGTTTGGTAGTTTTAAAGAAGCAACGTCTAGAGACGTAATTGCTTCAGCAAGAAGCATGAAAGGAGAATTGGCAAACACAGGATTGTCAATTTATAAAACCTTTGGTGGACTAGCACAAAGACTGGATTATTTTAGAGAACTGGCTCAAGCAATGGGCGCGACGTTTGGTGTTTTGTCAAGACAGTTTGCTGAAAATGCTGAAGCTATTGGTGCTTATCAAAAAGGTTTAGGCTTGTCCAATGAAGCTATGAAAGCTATTGGTGCTAGAGCATTTGCTACAGGCACCCAGCTAACAGAATCATTGCGTGAAGTTGGAAACTATGCTTTACAAATGGGTCAATCATTTGGTATTTCATCAAAACTAATTTCTAAAGACATTGGTGAAATGATGGTGGACTTCAAACACTTTGGTGGTCTTGGAGTTAAAGAGATGGCCAATCTTTCTGTTTATGCTCGTAGATTGGGTATTGACATGAAAGGTGTTCTTGGAGTTGTTGATAAGTTTGATAATTTTGAAGATGCCGCACAAGGCGCTGCTCAATTATCACAAGCGTTTGGTTTGAATGTTGATGCAATCAAACTAATGAATGCACAAAATCCTGCTGAACGAGTAGAGATGTTAAGAAAAAGCTTCTTCGCTGCTGGAAGAAGCATTGAAAACATGACACGTCAAGAACGTAGATTGTTGGCCTCACAAACAGGTTTGGATGATGCTGTATTGGATCAGGTGTTTTCTTTGAAAAATCAAGCTTTGAGTTATGATCAAGTTACAAAGAAATCAGATGCAGCTAAAAAGTCTCAATTAAATCAAACTCAAGTATTAAAACAACTATCAGACAACATTCAAAGATTAACTCAATCGGGTAGCTCTGGAATGGGTGGGTTCTTTGAACGTTTCTTGCAAGGTTTTGCGAAAGGTATAAGGAGATCACAAGAATTCCGAGAGTTGATGAGAAACTTAAGGATTGATTTAAGAGCCACTATGCAAGCAGGTATGCAAGTGGGTAGAATGTTTGTTGATATGTTCCCTGGAGTAAAAGATATTCTTGGGGGATTAAGAGATATTTTTAATCCAAGAGCATTCAAAAACATGTTGAATGGTGTTGTTGGTTCATTCAGAGCATTCTTTACTGCAATGACAACAAATCCTCAAACAGCATTGCCTAAACTTTTAGAAAGTTTATTGCCTAAACTTTTAGAAAGTTTGAAGAAAAACTTTTTTGATTTCTTCAACACAAGAAGTTCTGCCGGACAAAAAGTTGTTCAAGGATATAAAAAATTCTTTACTGCGATTGCTGATATTGCTAAATCTGGACTAAAACTTGCTTTTGATTCTTTGAAAAAAGGATTTAACTATCTTACAGCATTGATGAAAGGTGAAGTGAGTGTAGGGTCAATTGGCGACACAGGCGGATTTGTTGGTAAAGCAATTCACGCTATTGTTGGTTTCTTTGAAGGAACTGGTGGTACTGAAATGCTTGAAGCTGCTGGAACAATGTTTAAAACACTGTTTCATAAACTTGTTGAAAAACTACCCGGAATAATTGGACCTGCTGTTCCTGGGATGGCTGCCGCATTGTTTGGTCCTGCAACAGCCAGAGCGCTTATTGAAGCGGCATTACCATTAGTCATGAAAGGTATTGGTGGTGCTATTACGGGTGGGGGTGGTGGATTAATAAGGGGTTTGTTCCAAAGAGCAAGGGGAGTTGATCAGGCCGCTTCAACTGTAAGCAGAACAGCAGGAAATGCTCAACCACCAGCAGCACTAGGAGCACAACAATCACAAGCTCTTACAGAAGGAATGAGCAATTGGGAAAAATTTGGAGTAAGCACTGCTGTTAAAGTTGGTTTGGTGTTGGTTGCTGTTGCCACTGCATTGGCTGTTGGTGGTGTAGAACTAGCATTGGCAATCAGAGAAATGAGTGCAATTCTTGAAGGTTTATCAACTTCAAGTATTTTGAAATCAGTCGCAGTTTTAGGCGCAATGTCTTTGATTATGATTCCTTTGGGACTCATTGCAAAAACAATGGGTGATCTAAATCCAGGTAAGACTCTTAAAAACTTTGCTGTTTTATCTGCAATGTTGTTAGCTTTAGGTGGAGTTTCTGCTGTTATTTTTTCAATGATGGGTCAACTAGATGAAAAGAAAATAAACATGGGTACAAAAGCAATCATGGGAATGAGTGTTCTTATGCTTGCTATGGTGCCACTTGCATTAGCTGGAGTTTTAGTTGCGAAAATTCCACAAGGAGAAGTTGTAAAAGGTCTAGGAATGATGGGCCTTGTTTTGGCAGGTTTAGCGGTTGTTAGCGCTGGTATTTTAGCATTGTTGAGTTTGATTCCTGAAAGCAAACTTAATGCCGCTGCTGGTGCCATGGAAAAAATGAATGTAGTAATGCTTTCAACCATTCCTGTTATTGCTGCTGCTTCATTGATTGGTTTAGCTATTTCTGCATCAGGAGGTATTGCTGCTGGTGTTATTGCTGTTGGTTTAGCGGCAATCGTTGGAATTATGAGAACAATTGATGCTGTACCAATTACTTCAGGATTCAACAAAAAAGTAGAAGGATTCACTGCCATCATGAAGGGTCTCTCAGATTTTACTTCTGTGTTTGGACAAATCATGAATTCAATTCGTCCAAGTTTGATTGAAGTTTTGCGTGGCGAAACAATGTCAGCGAACATTGAAAGATTTAGACAGTTCATTACAAATCTTATTGGTTCTAAAGATTCTGGACTTATGGGACTTATTTCTGGTATCACGAGAACAATTAGTGAAATCCCAATGTCAGACCTTCAAAAAATGGCACCATTTACTGCTGTTTTGGCTGGAGTAGCAGATTTGATGAAAACAATGCAAGGTCCATTGTCTGAAATCAATTCTGGCTCAGGCATAATTGGCTCGATTATGGGAAGTGATATTCCATTGAATCTTTCACTCATTGCAACTTTTGCTGATGCAATCAAAGACAGCACAAGAGGATTAATTCATTCTCTATTAACTTTGATGAGCGAAGTACAAGACCCTGATAAAATTGCCAAACTTGCTCAACCGTTCGCCGCTGTTATGCAAGGCGTTGGTGCCATCATGAAATCCGTTCAATTGTCTGGTGACGCACTTAAAAACTTACAATCGACCGAAGCAAGAGCAGGCTTGGTTTTGATTGGCTCAAGTGTTAGACATGGCATTGATACAGGTGCCATTACAGCCATGGGACAATATGCAGGTGCTTTGATCAGAGCAGTTTCTAGTTCGGGTTTGTTTGATCAAATCAGAGCTATGATGATAGGAATTGTTCAAGGAACTCAAGGCATCACTGAACAACAAATCAATGCTTTGAAAGTTGCTGGGCCAATTATGCAAGCCGCAATGACTGGTGTAAGTGCAATTGCAACAATATTCAATGGAGCTTTGTCAAGACTTGGCGACCAACCTTTGGATCAAGGAAAAATTAACATGGTCCAAAGACTAATGGGTGTTTTCTCGGATACCTTGGGTAGTATTATGACTCGCATGGGCACAGCAATATTGAGCATCAGCACTGCGTTGCGTACAGCATTCGGAAACATGACTCCTTCAGAACTTGAAGGAATGACCAAAAAAGTGGCCATCATCAAAGATGTGTTTGGGATTATTTCAACTGTATCAGAAGCATTTAGATCATTCCAAGGAAACAGTGAACAACCGCCACAAATTGGAGACATTTCAAGAATTTTTACTGGTGTTACATCACTGGTAACAGGATTGTTCACGAACAACAGAGATAGATTACAACAAGTGTTTGCGACTTTGAACGACAATTCATTGTTTGGAAACATCAAAAACATTGGGCCACGACTAAATCTCATAAAAACATTGTTTGAAACATTAAAAATTGTTCCAGATATTCTTAACAGTTTTTCAGGTGGTTCGGGTGGAAATATTTCCATGGAACAACTTTCTGCAAAAATTGGAACAGTAATAACTTCTTTGCAAACAATGATTGATCCTTCAAGACTAAATCCTGTGTTTGCAAACATTAATGGCCTTCAAGGTGTAGAACAAGGTGCAACCAAGCTCAAAGCAATTGCAGCTTCATTCAAATCTGTCAAAGAAGCAATGGATGGCTTCAGACAAATAATGGAAAGTAATGAAGGTAACACAACAGCAATTCAATCAACACTTGTTGAAAATGTTGGAACTAGAATTACTGCAATGGTTAATAAAGTTAGAGAAATAAATGAAAGTTTAAATTCTCTTTCTAGAGAAAGAATCAATGTAAACCCAGCATTGAGAGCAGTAGCAAGTAATCTTGGATTGTCTGGTAACAGTACATTCAATATTGACAGAGCCAACATTCAAATGAACATTCAAGTAAATGTATCAATTGACGCAAGAGAACTTGAAAGAGTTTTAATTGAAAGACCAAACTCTAGATTTGCAACACAGAGATAACAAATGAGTGATAACGAAGAATCTAAAAAGCTTATGGATCAAATGTTTGAAACTTTTAAATCTTCCAACGAATTCAAACAACAATTTAAACATTTATCAGATGAAGAACAAGAACAAGTTTTCAACAGATGTTACGATGGATTTAAAGATGTTGCCAAACTTGTTTTAAATTTAAACAAAGCAATTGAAGAACTAAAAGAATTTCAAAAACTTGATGAGTGATACATTTAAAGATGTAGGAAAAAATGCCAACATCAAATGAAGATACAGTTGTCTATTTCATAGAACCATCAGGAACAGATGGCCAGTTTGTTCCTGGGGTTGATGATTTAAAACCACAAGTAATTGAAACTGTTGCTGCTTACGCTGCAAGAAAACAAAAAGAAGGTGGTCAAACATATAAAATTATAAATGATGGACTAACATCGTTTTCCATTACTGATGGCAACAACAATCCACAACCAATTGCTCCAACAAGAGCTGGAGCACAAAAAGTTTTTGTTGATCCTGATAATTCATTTAGTAAAAACAAAAATTTATCAGATGCTTATGCAAATTTTCAAAATAGTTCTGACAGTGGAAACATTCCAGAATTAAATGTTCTTGTTAAAAAAGGTAAATCATCTCAACCATCAGGTTATGATGGAAACGAACTTTTGCCAACTGTTCCTGATAAAATTATTAATTCCATCAACAACGGAATTTCTCAAAAAAATAAATTTCATCAAAACGTTGAAGGAGATGCAACAAAATTTGCAAGTGAGTCTCAAGAAAACGGGTGGTTTGCCTCAGTTCAAACCACTTTAGGTGAATATAATTCTAATTCTCCAGAACTAAAAATAGAAGAGTTAAGAAAAGTTGGCCTTGCTTTAATGCTTAAAGCTTCTGGTGAAGTGGTTGCTAACACAGCAGAAAAGGGAACTTTCAATCCTGACGATGCTGTTTCTTACGCTGCAACAACTTCAACTCCAGGCATTGCAAGACTTGGCGTTCCTGTAGAAGCAGGCAATCTAAGAGCTTCTGAGGCATTGTCGTCAGTAAGTAAAGCATATTCAGACAATTATAAAGATACTGATTTTCAAAAAGATAATCGTTCA